TTGTAACCGTTGCCAGAAGAGGCAGGGCTACTGTAAGGAATTGTTGCATTTAGTTTAATTGAACTCTACATCCCAATAGAAGGGGGGTATACCGCTCCTCTCGGAGGGCACCTTCCTGGGCTCTAATGGTAATACTCAAACTCTCATAATAAAAATTAGTACTACCTATGGGAACAGATAGATTTGAACTATCGACCTCTGCGTTATCAGCACATTGCTCTACCGCTGAGCTATGCTCCCATATGGGAAATATCGGATTCGAACCAATGACCGTCTGCGTGTAAAGCAGCTGCGCTACCGCTGCGCCAATCTCCCGAATAAATGAATATTATCACTCTTATTCTTTTTTGTCAAGCGTGCATCCTTCAACCCAAGGCGCACACAATCTAATCTCTCCTCCTAATGACTGACATTCTTTAGTGTAACACACCTTAGTGTCAATGTTACTTTCAATATATATCGGTTTACTAACTTCAGCTGGTTTTAAACCGCTATTTCTCCAATAGTCATCAATAGCAATACTGACATCTCTTTCAACTCTACGTTTTACTTTGTCAGGATCTTTAAGTATAAGCTCATTAAGAATAGTTTGTGGGAAATATTTTCTTTGAATTTCATCCAGTAAGTCCCAAAGTCCATGTTCTGATACTCCTGTACATTGTGAGAGTGTTGCAATAATAGTTGATACTACAATGCTGACAATAATAAGTTGTTTTTTATCTGGTTTTTTCTTACCAAAATTAAAATTAATCATAGCTAGATTTTCCTTTGAACCCTAGCAGAGTTATTTTAGTTGTGTATAGGTCACCTGTCAAGCCCTATAAATCAAACTTCTTACATTCGATAGCGTCTGGATTATCATCGCAATAAAGTTCCAAAGGCGTTGGATCATGAGTATCTTCGGGATGTCTTTCTGCATATCTTTGAAGAGATTCTAATTCTTCCTCAGTGTGTCTACGTGCCTGAGGAGATATTTGTGGGTCATCTAAAATTTGTTTATCGTGTTTGATATGCTGTTGGATGTTTTCCATTGTTACCTCTTACTTTTTAAATTCATCTTTCCACTGAGTATCTCTAATAATTGTACACATTGTCACTAATTTATCTGGCGACCACTGATGAATAACAGATGCAACTACATACTTACCACTATATATAGGATCATCCGTTAAAGCCTGACTAGCACCTTTGTTTCTGTCTTTTGTGGGTATTGTTATTTTAATGCAATCTCCAGCGGAAATTGTTGTATTGCCAGGTATCTTTATATTTAGAACAAAATGTTTCATTGATACATATCTCAATGTAGAATATAACAATTCGTCTATTGTCTTATCTACAACATTTCCACTTAAAGCTCCAACACTAGTTCCTTTACCTTCATCAGAATACATGTATGTAGGAAGTCCGACTAAATATTGCCTTGTAAATCTTTGATCTAATTTTAACGTTGATTTTCCAAATGGTTTTACTTTTTCAGCATGAGACATCTTACTGAAAAACTCTGATATTTTATATCTTTTGACTGAAGTTGTGGTTAAGTCAACCAGATCAATTCCAGTTACAGTTCCAGCGTAAGATCCCAATCTCATCTGTTCAAGATCCTTTGATACATCATTGTATTTTACATAATCCAATGAAACAATATCCTCAAGTTGTGGATTTAGTTTTCCTGTCTCTCCTGGAGCTCCAAGATTCTTTTGTCTATAGACAAATTCTTGTAACTTTGGTAACCTGACGTTTTGTTCAAATAGGTAATCTACTGACCTAAAGACGTAACCTTCTCTTGCGCTAAAGTAAAAAACATAACCAGTTTGCTTCTTTCCAGATCTTGTTGCGTGTTGACATGTCCAACTAATAGCATCAAATGGTCTCCAATTTGGAGAAATTATAGTTACTGGTCTATCAGTTGTTTCTATAGCCTTTGTTAATTCTTTGGTTCCTAGTTCTTTTGTTAATAAATCAGTAACTATCTCAGAAATTGGTTTCTTTTTATAAACTTTATTTACTCTCTTCCATTCATTGATTAAAGCATCTTGAGTTATAAACTCCATTTTAAAGGCTTCTTGTCTTTCACTTTTTACTCTGTCTGATATTCTATGACAAAATAAATCACATTTGAATGTGATTGGACCACCAGCTTGTTTAAAATCAGATTCTATTTCAAATCTTAACAATTCATTACCTTTCAATAGATCATGGAATCCTTCTCCTGGATCGTTAATGACCACATCAGCTTTAATATAAGGAGTTTCAATACTAGAATAAATGATAATTTCAGATACTAGATCTTTAGTATTTGGGAGTATTGGTTTACCTGGATTTTCTGGGTAACAAATTTGTAACTTCTTTAATTTATACTCATTAGATTGTGCCATATCTTATTTAATCGCTGCTAATGCTTCTGAAGATACCATATTTCTAAAAGGATGTCCCATAGGGACCAAGAAATCTGTATTATTTTTATTGGTTCCACCAGCAGTATTGATTGCAATTGTTCCACCGCCGCCACCACCGCCGCCACTAGTCCCCTGATTATTATTTATTGTGGAAACTTGAGGTTTAGCAGCCTCTCCACTCTTTGCATCTTTTAATTGTGCAGACTGTTGTAATACTTGACTTCCTGTTGGAGTGGCTGGAGTAGCAGGTTTTATTTCTGCTTGAGGAGTTCCTTGTTTCGCATTGATTGTCGCCATCAAGACTTCTCTCTCAAGAGCTTCTCCACTTAGACCTTTTAATTTACCTTCTTCTCTTGCTTTCTTAGCTGCCGCGAACTCTGCGTCTGTTGGGGTGAGATCAGTTCTTAACATCTTTTTCAACTGTTCGGTTGAAAGTTTAGTTAAATCATTAGATCCTCCAGCAGCACGGCGCAGAGGATGGTCTGCAGGAAAACCAGCATCAGCTCCACCACCTAAACGTGATACCTCTTGTTCGTAGAACATAGCTTGTTCTTTTTTAGCTATATCAACTATATCTGGACCACCTTTGCGAGTAAATCCTTCTAGTTCTTTTGATCCAAGATCATACTTGTACGTAGTTGCAGACACAGATCCATCTGGATTTGTTGTAATTTTTGGTTCACTTGGCACTCCAGTTGAAGTTTTACCACCAGGGGTTCCAGCAGCTGGGGTTCCAGTTCCAGCAGCTGGGGTTCCAGTTCCAGCAGCTGCTGGTGAGCTCACCCCTAACATCTTTCTAGCAGTATCTCCACTTAAAGCGGCACCCAAGGTATCCCACCAATTATTTTCTGCTGGAGCAGCTCCACCACTAGCACCACCAGAAGAAGATGAAGATGAAGATGAAGATGAAGAATTTGAAGCGGGCCCACTACTTTGATCACCAAGATCATCAACCTTTCCAGCACCTTTACCAAGTAAATTTATGAGCATTTTTGAAGGTTTAATTTCTTGATATTGTTTCCAAAAATCTTTATCTGCTTTAGTTCCAGCAGCTCCCCCAACATCAATACCTATACAACCAGCAGTTCCATTGTTTCCAATATCATTATGAAACATTAAACCACTTCTGCTACCCAATGAACCACTAGAGTTACCAATATAAACAGACCAATCTCCTAATCCTGCCATAACATATCCATGATAATCAGCACCAACTAAAGAATATGTACCATCTGGATGGGGAGACATTTTTGTATGGAAACGATCTTTTTGTGAGACATTACTCTTACTTGATATTCCTGATCTTGCCTTATAAGATTTTCCTACCTTGGCACCACCTTTATACATTGAAAGTGTTCCTGTCCATCCAGAACCATCACCATCAACTTTTATCATTCCTCCTCCCGCCAGGGATTGACGTATCATAGACATTTTCTTTCTACGATCTCTACCAGCACGAGGATCTGGTATCAATTCACCCCCACCAGCATAAGGTAAAACATAACCACCTGCCTTTGCTTCTCTATATCTACTTGCAGTTAATGCGGGATTGTTTACTGTACGGGGAGTATCAAATGGAATCACAAATGCACTACTTAAAGATCCACCTGATGCCTTTTTCATTCCAACCCATTCTGTGCCATGACCAATGAATGATGTTGAATTACCACCATCAAGTGATACAGGATATCCAGATTGAGGTCCACTAATCCATCCTCCACCAGCTTTTTGTGGTGGATTAGTTCCAACATTATTTCTTCTATTTCTTGGTGGTGAAGTAGTATCTACTCCTTTTGCTTTGGCTTCGGCATCATATTTTCTAACTAATTCTTCTCTTCTCTTAACATCATCTTCTGTAATATAATTTAAATCTAATCCTTTCTTTGGAGCTTGTTTAATGAAAAATGCTCTTACTTGATTAAATGCTTTTTGTTTCTGTAACGTATTTTTATCCTCATCGATTCTTAATCGCTGCCAAAAAATACCATTATGTTTATATACCTCATAATCTCCATTAGTTGCGTTCAGTAGAACTTTATACCGTGTTTTTCCATCGGGGCCCACGAATGGGAGTTCGTGCCTATTTGCTGCCGCATTAGAAGAATCCATCTTTCTTCTTTGATCAGATGATTGCCCCTGTTGTGTAGCTACAGAAGCACCTTTACTTTGCCCTGTACTTAGATCTTGACTTCCTTTTCCTTGTTTTGCAGCTTCAACAGCAGATGCAGAAGATTCATCAGCAGAATCTTCTTTTGCTCCTTCATTTGGAGTGGTATCTGGAATAATTGGTGCGGGTGCTGTGCCTTTTGCGCCTTTCTTATCTACTTTTTTAGTCATGAAAAGTAGACCACTTACTATATCAGCAAGTAACCCTCTTACTGTTTTATTTCCACCAGGACTCCAAACTCCACTATCAGATGGATTTTTAATCGTAATATTACCAGTTCCTATTTTATCTGCTAGAGATTCTCCATCAGCAGAATCATCTTTTTCTCCAGACTTAATCTTATCTTTTGCAGCTATGGCATCAAATAAATTCGCAGGAACTCCAAATGATTGTGCAATAGGAATAGATAAAGCTTTAATAAATGGTTTGCTAGATTCTCCAACTGGTCCAAGTGAATTAACTACGTTACCTAAATTGGTTAATAACGCTGCACCAACTGCCTTAAACGGCAATCTCATTGCGTCTCCAATATTCTTTGCTATTTTGGAATCTGACATTACAGATTTGATACCATCAGTAACATTTGCAAGAGGATCTCCACCACTTCTTGTGTATTTGTTATCTAATGGTATAATAGCTTCAGTTCCATGCAACATTGCAGGATAACCTGAATCTGGACCTTGAGCAATTCCACCAGTTGCATATTCCTTTGGTTTTCCTGTCTTTAGATAAGAGATCTGTTCATCGATTTCAGATCCTTTTCCCTGCAGCTGATCCAAAGGATTTAAATTCTTTTTCTGTTCCTCTAATTTCTTTATTTTCTCTTCGTTTGATCCAGGTGCCGCATCAGTTTTTCTCTCCTGTTCATTGACAGTTCCTGGGAACATTGCAGGAATTGTAGCACCAGCAGTAAATAATACAGCACCAGCTGCAAGAACTTTACCCCAACCAGGCAAAGCATTTGCAGCCATCAAAATTCCTTTGGCTGCTTTTGCAGCTATACCTAAGGCTTTAGGTAACATTCTCAATAGATTAAATGCAGTCTTAAGATCTCCTAATATCTTCCACGGTTTGTTCATCCAAGTTAAAGTTTTAAATAAAACAAATGCACCAACTAAGAATTGAACTACACCTATAACTTTTTCAAATATATTACCATCAATAATTTTAACAATACCATCCAACATGTTGGTAATGCCAAAATTAATCAAACCCATAAAAAATTCAAATATTTTCCTGACTGCTATAAAAAATTTACCAACTTTTTCTGTATTCTGTGGATCCATTATCCACTTCAATACACCACTAACAAGTGCAGATTTTATTAATAGTTGAAATAAATCTCTTATAAAATCTAAAAATCCTCCTGCCGCTTTTTTCGCCACATTTTTGATGGGGGCGAACATTTTACCTAAACCTAGACCTTCAGATTTTTTCTCGGAAGATTGATCTAATGATCTTCTTGCAGCATTAGATTCTCTTTTATCCTTATCCTGTTTTAATTTAAGTAGTTTTTTCTGACTATCTAACTGGAATTTATTAAACTTTGCTCTTTGTTTATCTGCTTTTACTAACTTTGTATTTAATGATTTTACATTCTTATTAATACTTGATACTGTAGTAATAGTAGAATTAATGCTTGCTCCCAATCGGTTGATGCCTAATATTGTCTTTCTTCCATAGGCATTCATTCCATTTGTTCTATCTGTTGCACCACCACCCGCAGGAGATCCACCTTTACGAATCATGAACTTCTGAGCATTGATCGTAATTGATTCTAAATTTTTATCTCTTACTCCACCTGGATTTACAAATTTGTATAGTGATAATTGAGCCATTTATCTTAATACATTGTGAAGAATGATTTATAACAAGCTTGAGGCATAGCAGTTGTTTCAACTACTTGCGGAGGAGGAGTTGGAATTATTTGTCTCCTGAAATTATTTAGGATTACTACTTTGTTTTTAGTAAACATGTTTTCATCTGGCAGTTTTGGAGACTCTTTGACTATTTGCGTGTTTGCATTAGACATTGATGTAGATGCTGGTTTGATATTTGATAAATCAATACCATTCTGAGCAAGTTCAAATCCCTTTGCGGCAATATTAGCATACTTATTTGGGAATAAATATGCCTGGATTTCTTCATATCCAGATTGTCCTGGTTTTACTCTTTTAGCCATCGCTGGGAAATTTTTAGCCCATTCTTGCATTGGTGTGAGTTTAACTTCTTTCTTGTCTTCTTTTGGTTTTGGTGGAGTTGCAGTAGGTGAAGTTGGAGAATATGAGATTTTACTCATATCAATACCTTTAGCAAAGTTCAATGATGGTGATGGATTTAAGTATGATTGAATATCATCATATCCAGATTGTCCTGGTTTTACTTTTTTAGCCATTTCTGGGAAATTTTTAGCCCATTCTTGCATTGGTGTGAGTTTACCTGGTTTGGTGCCAAAAGGATTTTTTGATAAACTATCTGCAATAGAATTAAACATTCCAGATGAATCTGGAGTAAAGTTTAATGAATTTGGATTAAAGTTTAAATCTATTAATCCACCAGCCGCTGCAGATTTTGTTTGTAATCCTGCAAGGGCTTTTTGACATTCAGCTAAATGTGCCTTATACTTACCTCCAGTAAATGTTGTCCAAGCACTGAAATTTACACCACCTGATATTTTGTAAGCAATTTTAGCATTAGTTTCGGGTTTAAATAATTCTTCATTAGAGTTTAGTCCCCAGTTTTTTCTTCTGCGTGGACCAAGATCACCAATCATATTAATTTGCCAAAGTCCATATGAATTATCTGGTGGTTTTTTGTTGTGTGCCATTGGATTACCAGTGGACTCTGCCCATGCAACCGCAGCAGCGATTGCAGCATGTCTACCTTTAAATCCTACTTTCAATGCAAGACTAACAAGTTGTTGTTTATTTAAAGCACCTGATGTGGGTATAGATCCTGGAGTATAACTTGCATTTGGATCTGGGGTTGTAGAACCAGTACCAGGACTAGAACTAGGACTAGAACTAGGACTAGAACTAGGAGAAGAAGATGAACTTGCAGGTTGACCACTAATCATTTGTCTTGCAGTCTCTCCAGAAAGAGCCTTTCCTAATGTATCCCACCAATTTTCTGCTGGAGCAGATTGGGTCTGTTGTGAATTTGAAGAAGGTGAAGATGATGATGGTTGATCCCCAGGCGCAGCTCCTGGATCTGCAGATGCATCCCATTTGTCACCTGTTGCTTTTAATAATGATTCTCTACTAATATCTCTTCCTCCAATACCTGATCCTCGTTCTCTTTTCATAGCAGAAAAGTGCATTGCATCATCAAAGAAACTTCCCCAACCAAGACCGTACTTAGCTGCTATTTGACCAACATTTGATGGAAAATCTCCATATCTCTTTCCTTTAAATGCTGGATTTCTGGTCCAGTTAATATCAATTGCAGCTCCGTATGGGTGTGCATACAATGGACCTTTTCCATCTTTATTTCCTGATGGAGGTCCATCAGGCCTAAATCCTCCCATCTCATTAATTTTATATCCAGTTCCTTCTAATTCGTAAACAAATCCTTGGAATCTTTGTGCCAAAGCTTTTGCTACTTCAGCTCTCCTTCCACTCTTAGAATTGATATATGTTAGAGGAACACCTGCAGCCCATGAAGTTGATGATGTATTTGGAACTACTCTATGTGATCCTCCGGCCGCAAACTCTGGTTTCTTTTTAGATTCTGTCTTTTTAGCTTCTGCAAGTTTTGTGTTAATAATATGTTGTTGTTCTCTATTTTTATATTCTGCAGGAGCCATTAACATGCCTCCGCTAGCCATTTTAGCTAAAATTCCCTTTGCATAGGAGATTCTTGGTCCATCATGATGAACTCCAGCACGTTCCCAATTTTTTCTAAACCAGACAGCTGCTTTTGCAGTGTCAGTCATTTTTTTGAATCCTTCAGACAACTTTTCAGTTGTCCTCATCTCATTAACGGCAAATTTAAAGTTATCCTCATTTGTAGGAACTTTGTTATAGTCACCACCATAACTTTCAATAAATTTATCATAACGATCTCCTGGAACTGAATTAGTCCATTGAGCCCAACCATATCCTCTTCTTGTAGTTCCTTTAGGCCATGGTTTTGAATTTCTTCCAAATGGTCCGCCTTCTCTAATACCAGGAATGAATCCTGCAGATTCGTGTGCGAAATTGCCCGCAATCGCTGCTGCAGCTTCCTTTGTCATTCCCAAATTACTTTGGAACTTCTTAGCAATAGCGACTCCCTTATCTACTACACTGCCACCAGCAGCAGGAATACCACTAGAATCTACAGATCCAGTATCACTGCCGGTGCCTGCTGGAGTTCCAGCTGGAGCGGCGCCTGTTCCTGTACTGCCAGTAGTTGATCCTTCTTTATTGAAATCTTTATTAACTAACATTCCAAGAACACCAACCACTGATGCAAGTAATCCAGTTACACTCGTATCAGAACTTAATTGTCCTTTAGTTATGTTAGGAGCAGTATCTTTGGCAATTAAACTTTCAGCTTCATCTGGTGCTGAACCTTGTTTTATTTCTGATTTACTTGGTTTTTTAGTACTTGCTGCTAATTTAGACTGATTGATTAAAACTCCAGACTTACCAAATTGAACTTGAAGTTGTCCAATTTCAGCTCCTAACATCTGATCAGCAAGTTTTCCACCTGGACCTAGATTTTTCACTGTTTGACTAGTAGCATCAACTAAAATACCACCAACCTGTTGTGGTGTTAGTTTCTTACCATCTCGTACAATACCACCCCTTTCAAATTCTTCTGTTTTTGGTGGTGGTCCTTTTGGTTTTTGTCCGAAGAATATATCATATAATTTTCCACCAGCCCAATCACCAGCAAATCCACCTATGATAGCACCTAATGGTCCACCAAAACCAGTACCAATAGTACCTAAAATACCAGCGCCGATTGCCTTAAATGCAGCTCTTCCTAGTGGTTCTCCCATTGCAACAGAGAGACCAAAGTCTAATAATGCGCCAATTAGAGGTAATCTTTTAACGAAAGGTCTAATTACTTTTAATGCAGTTTTTGTTCCACCTTTACCGAGAACACCAACGGCAGTTTTTCTTAGTGCATTTTGAACTCCAGATCGTGCATACTTACCACCCAGAGACTTTACGGCATCATTGCCAAATCTCTTCCTAGCCGCCTCGATACCATATCTGTCTGCATACCTTCTGGCAGCCGCTGGTGAGGTTGTGGGACCTGTTCTGCCTGGGCCTGAACCAGTTATCCCTGTCTGTGGCTTTCCTCTATTTCGGGAGTTATTGTTGTTATTATTATTTTTTTTAAAATTAGATTCCTTTCCAAGTATACCTGCAATATCTCTGAATAAAGACATTGGATCTGAAAGCCACCTTAAAGTCAAAATACCTGGAATAGCAGTTAATATTTGGCCTAATCCCTGGAAAGTTTGTCCTATATCTCCTTTTCTCAGTCCATCAACAGTATCAAATATTCCAGATCCAAGTGTTATTATTGATCCTGCAATAAATCCACCTACTTTTTCTACTACATTAAAAAGAAATTTACATACTTTTTGTATACCTATAAATATTTTTCCAACTTTTTCTGTGTTCTTTGGATCCATCATCCATTTTAAAACACTACTTGTTATTGCATACTTGATGAATAACTGCAATAAATCTTTTATAAAATCAAAAAATCCTGAAGCTGGTTTAGTAACTTTTTCTGCAATTGCTTGAGGTTTAATTCCCAAAGGATTTCTTTCTGAAGTATCTTCTGATTTTGAATCTAAAGACCTTCTAGAAGCATTTTTTTCCGCAAACTCTTTTTTCTTCTCAGACTTTAAATCATCAGCTCTTAACTTTGCAGATTTGAGATTATCTTTAGATTCTCTCTTATCAATTGTTTCAAAAACTTTAAATGTTTTAACTAAAGACTGGTTGAATGAAACAAGTTGAGAGTTCAACGAGTTTATAGCTTGACCTAAATTATTAAAAGCCTTTAACGATGTCTTGAAAGACGAAAATGCAGGGTCTGAATCTGCAGATTTTTTCTTGCCATTAACAAGCACTTTCGCACCTAACTTTGTAGATACGGAAGAAAATTTAGTAAATTTCTTTTTTGCTGTTACTGTGGCCATTATAGATCGTGCCTAGCTGCTTGGTTTTGTTTTTGAATTCTATCATTCTCTTCTTTAATATATTGAGTCAACAGAATAACATAAGAATCTCTCTCCCAGGGCATCATATTTTCAATGTCTTGCAAACTGTACTTATGATGTTGCATTAAGGCAAAATTTAATCGTATATAATTCTCTAGAGAATTATATATCATCGCTATGCGAAAAAAGATGCTAGACCCTCAATTCTAACTTCACTTTCAACCTCAGTATTAGGATTTGTTACCTTAACTACTTTTTCTAGTTTAGGCATAGTTTCAAAGAATTTTTGAAGTTTTTGGAATTGTTTGTTGTCCATACTTTCAATAAATTCCATAACTTCTTTTTTGGGAACATCTTTTGTTTCCCAAACTTCTTCTCCACTAAAAATTTGATCTATACAACTTGCAGTAAGATCAAATGCAGTTTCTGCACCAGCATCAACAGTAAAGTTATTCTTGACGAATGTATCTAAACTTGGATACTTCATAATGACTCCAACGTTATCATCAATTTGAATTTTTGGATCATGAGCTTCAGGCATCTCCACTTCAATTTCATCAAGATTGATGTCTACAGTTACTTCGGTAGCACCGTCATCTGGACATGTTATTGTTACTGTAGAAACTTCACCAACAGATTTAGATCTGATTTTTAGGAAAATATATTCGATTTCAAATGTAGGCAGATCATCTACCTTTTTCTTTAAGGTAGTGCAATTTTTAATGATGGTTTTTACAGCATTGATCATTTGTTTTTGATCTTCAGTTTCCATAGCCATAATAAGAATTTTTTCTTCTTTGACTAAGAAAGGTCTATATTTGATTTTTTCTTTTGTAGTTGGTAAAATCAACTCATATTCAGGCGTTACAAGTTTAGGTAAAGGCATAATTACTCCTATTAAAACATTTCAGTGTATCTTTATTTATTTGGGATTAGCACCATTAATATTATTGAATGGAGGTAGTCCTAAGTCTTTTTTCTTTTGAGCGTTATTTTGAATTATCTTCTTAGTTATATCTACAGACTGTTTCATTCTATCACTACTTTCACCCTTAGCCTTGACAAATGAATTTCTATTATTTCTAGTTTGAAGAGCAACGGTATTAGCTTCATTTCTCATCAATCTGTATCTCTCATAATAGAAACTAACTTGAAATTTTAATAGTTGAGAACTTCCACCACTAAGAGACATTGATCCTACATTAAATGGGAAACAATTATAAACTCTGTATACAGAAGTCTCTACATTTTCATAGTCAAATAATCCTTTTTTCCAAGCACCATTATCAAAGTCTTCAATTCCTTTTTCATACTTAGTTATTGTCATATAAGGACTGACTAACTGTTTATAGTATGTAACATGGTGAGATACATCACTGTTAATAGCTCCCAACCATTTTTCAAATAAGTATCTAATCTCTGCATACTTATCTACATGAAAAGACAACTGAATTTCACTGTAACTTGTTCCTGTAGGATAACGGAACATTGTGCCAAATAATTTATGTTCAGCTGTGTTGAGATTTTTACTTGGTAGTGTGACTTCATCGCACATACCATCTATTAAATCAGATAATCTATTTTTTCCTATCTCTCTTACTCCCATATTAAAAAATTCGCTACCAATAACTTTAAGTACTGGTGGCGGTTCAATTTGCACCAAATATAGATTAGAAGTCTGATAACCATTATTAACTAACAGATTTCTAAATGTGTTTATGGAATTACCTATTGCCATTTTTCCAAACGATTTCCTTTTCTAAAGAATTTTGTTTTTTGTTTTTTATAGTATAAAACTTCTCTAAAGGTAATTTCGCAGATCCACTCCAATCATTTTTATTCACTGGATATATCGATGTTGTTACCTTACTATCTTCATATCTGGTGATAATACTTTTAGGTATGCTCATAGAATTATTTAGAAGCTTTTCTACAAGCAAAACCCTTTTCTCTGGTTTTAATAAATGAAGATTCGCACCAACAAATCCATCATCATAGGTTTCTAAAACATAAACTAGGGGATATCTATCGTTCTTCTTACTATTTGAGTTTTCATATTCAAAATAAACCAAACTTCCTATTTTTGGTCTTCTGATTGGATTAGAAGAATCCTGTAATAACTCAAAAAATTGTTTTCTGAACCAATCTGCAGATTTTTTCTTTCCTTGAGTTGAATCAAGTATTTTATCGTAGATGTTCATACTTTTAAGTCTTTCTCCGTTAGAACTAAAAATTCCCAAAGATGATCCTTACAAAATTCTTCAGCAGCTGCCCATTTACACTGATTTACAATATATTGATTCACCTCAGCGAGATATTGTTTTGTTCTTCTTTTTGTACTCGTCGGTGGTTTAGTAAACCTTTCTGGTTTTATTTCAACTAAGTATTTTTTAATTTCACCTCTAGAGTTTCTAACTTTCATGAAGAAGTCAGGAAAGTATCTATGCATCTTTTTGTCAATAGGCGAATAATAAGGAATTATCAGTTCTTCACTTCCCCACTGCAAAACACTTTCTTTTATGTCACAGTATTTCATGAACTTCAATTCCCAAGAAGACCTATAAATAATATTAGTATAGTCTCCTATATATTTATTTTTGTTGGTGGGTACAAATTTACCAGAGTAGTTCATATGTCATCTATATTCAAATATCCTGCAGATATGGCTGACTTAAATGCAGCTGCGGGGTTAGATATTGGAAGTGACTCACGAGGAAGAGTTAAAGATCTTATGTGTATGAGAGTTCTCGACTCTTCAAGTAATGCTGTAAATCCATATTCTAACATAACCCCCTCAGGATTTGTTGCTGGTGGATCCGCTCCAGCAAAAGCGTCCATATGGTTATATATGCCCCAAAGTATTAATGCAAGTTATTCAATTGAGTATGCAGACATAAACTTAGGAGTAATAGGAAAAGGAGCACTACAAGGTGTTGCTGATGGGCAGTTTTCATCTGGGGATGCACAACAAATAGGTCAGAAGTTAAAAGCAATGGCAGAAGGTATGTTCCCAGAAGTTCAAATGGGCACTATTGGTAATGCAATTGGTATTGCAAATAATGGACTCGGATTGGAAGGGGGTTCACTTAGTGGATCTGATGTTAGTGCATTGACGCAGAAAAAAGCATTTAACCCATATTTAGAAAACGTATTCAAAGGTGTTGGGTTTCGAACTCACCCATTTAATTTTAAATTTGTTGTTAGATCAGCAGCCGAAGGAGTACAGGTAAAAGGAATAATTAAAACCCTAAAAGAAGCAATGCACCCAGATTTTTCTGGAGGTGGAAATAGATTCTTAAAAATTCCAGATTTATTTGATATTAAATTTGTCAGAAATTCTGGTAACTTATCTGCTACTAATGTATTATATAAATTTAAACCCTGCGTTTTAACAAGTTTGAATGTAAACTATACCCCAGATGGATACTATGCTGTACCTGGAGATTTGTTACTAAACGAATGGAATGATATCTCAGTTTCTGTTGATATTTCACTGCAATTTAAAGAAACTCAGATTCTCACGAAAAAAGATTTCAAAGATACTATTACTTTCTAATCATGTATTACTTTCAACTTTTACCAGATATAGCATTATCCACACCAACATCAATTGATAGTAGTGCAAAAACAACAGCAAAGAATATCTTTAGAAGTATCAGATTTAGATCTGATATGAAAAGATATACTCAATTTTATGAAAAATATGTCATATTAGATGGTGAAAGACCAATGGATGTTTCCATGAAATTTTATGAGGATCCAAACTACGATTGGTTAGTCATTTTATTCAATAACATCAAAAATGTAGATAATGAATGGCCAAGAAGCACACAACAAATCAATGAAATAATTAGAACAAAATATACAGATCCATATTCAGTTCATCACTATGAAACTAAACAAGTAATATTTGAAGGTGATGAAATTTTACCAGAAGGTAAAGTAGTACAAGAAAACTTTACTTTTACAACGCCTTCTCAAATTTCTGGATTTGGTTTTAATGGGATTATTACATCTGGAAGTCCTATTATTCAAATTAGAGGAAGTGCAGAAATTCTGTCTTCTGGACCTGCTGTATTTAAAAATGTATTTAAAGGTGGTCCATTATTTGTTCCTCCTAGTATTTTCCCTGATGGTACTGAAATAATAGAATGTAGAAGAAATATAGATAATACCTATTATGTTCTGGTAGATCAAAATGCTCTTGTTACATCAACTACTCCAATTTTATTTGGAACTTCAAAATACGGTCCTGTGACTTTAAAAGGTGAACAACTCATAAAAACTGTTTATAACCAAGATTATGAAATGGAATTAAATGATAAAAAACGATCAATATCTCTTTTAAATCCAAGTCTACTAACACAAGCAGTTGAAGAGTTTAGAGAAAAACTTGCATATAAGGAATTGACGGAATTTGCACCAGAAGAAATGGAATTCACAATAGAACAAAAAATAAGTTCTTTTTATTAGAAAACCCTGGCAAAGATTTTTGCCAGGGATTTTTTTTCGCGCTATTTGTGAATTGTAGCTCGATTTAGGTTAGGGGGGGTCAGTCCTCTTCAGCTAGACGAGCAAAGTAACTCATAGCATCGTCTTCATCTTCATCCTGAGTGATCTTAGGAAGAGAAGGAGAAGGCGCAGCTGCTCGGAAGTTAGAGACTTCTTCAGTCCAGTTACCACCACCTTGTTCTTCATCTTCAACAGTCTCAACATCAGGACGACGAGTAGTACTCTTGACAGTATTCAGAACAGTGTTCAGACGTTCCTGCAATTCTTCAAAGGTCTTGAAGTTACTTGCATCAGAGAATTCTGTAAGGGAATATTCTTTTTTCCAAATAGCTTCCAGTTGATCATCATCGAACTTGCCGAGAGTACCAGGAGTTGCGAACTCAGACTTATCGTAGTTCCAATACCCATCAAGTTTGCGAATCTTCAGTTTAAAGTTTGCACCTTTCCACAGATCGAAAGGATTCATGGGAGTTTCATCTGCAAACTGAGGTTGCATTGCTTCCATGATCTTATCAAAGATTTTCTTACCGAACTTGTAGAGGAAGACCCGACCATCGTTCTCAGGATGAAGAGGATCTTCTACCACATAGATGTTTGCATAGTAAGACAGTTTGCGTTTTTGTTTGCGAGCAATTTCCTTATCAGAATCACTACCACTGTTCCACAGTTGACGATTCAGTTCACCAACTGGATCTTTCTTACCAAGAGTAGTGAGACTATTTTCAATATACCAACCACCAGGGCCTTGGAACGCATGACTCCAGACTTGGGCCCAAGGGATATCTTCACCCTCAGGAGCAGGAAGGAGTCGAATCACAGCATAACCATTTCCAGACTTATCCATTTCGGGTTTCCAGAAGCGTTCATCTGCACTACTACCGCCTTCTGGTGTAGAAATCTTTTCGATTTCCTTAGTCAGTTTCTCAAGGTTAGCAAAAGATTGTTTTTTAAGTGTTGAAAAAGACATTCGTATTTCTCCGTATTGTTTATATTGTGTCGTATTTCACTTGACCATAATATTATACTCTATTTAGGCTTCATTGTCAAGGGTCTTGGCAGGCGTCTCAATGCGGTTCTGCATGTTGGACAGAATATCCAACAGACTATTAGATCCAAACGCTTTGGCGAGGGAATCCATGTTGTTTCTGATCCCTATAGCAATAGGATCATCAGATAACAACAATCTCATGTACAAAATTTTCTGTTTCTCAATTAGTTCTGTCATTTTACGTAAGAATTCTCTCTTGTCTGATAAAGACATGGAACTAAACTCATTAATCTTAGATTGCAAATCTTCAAATCTCATTTGAATATCTACAACTTCAGCTCTAATTATTGGGGAATCGAAAAATGACATAGAATTTTTTCTTTTAAGCTAAACTTTAATTTAGTATAGTTTATATTTAAAAACGGTCTATATTTAACCATTAACTTTTTGATTTTAGGCCAGAAAAGTTTTTCTGATATTTGTTTATCTAATCTCTTAGTAAATCCTAACATATCATCTAGAACTATCATTGTTTCCAAAGATATTCTATTTGCCAAATATTTTTTAAGGATGATTGGATGTTGACCATTCTTAACTTCAAATAATTCATCAAAATTATTTACTTCACTAATCAATTCATCAACTTCAGTTGAAACAAGATAAGATATACTATCTATTTTCTTTTTCCATTCAGAATATACTTCTTCACCTCTTTGCCTTGTAATAGATCCTACCCAGGCATTTACATCAGAAACAAAATTAGAGACAAAGTAATCTCTTACTTTCTCTCCATCGTACTTGTTACACAATTTTTGAAAGAAGTATCTATCTTTTCTGACATTGAATTTATCTTCAGTGGTTTTTACTTTTCCGTTAAATTTAAAATAATCATATGTATCTGAACTGAAATGTAGTTTCAGTGCAACATACATTTTATATACTTCGTAAGCATTCACAGTGGCAAGATAGCTCTAGAAGTTCTCTTCATAAAATTTAGTTGTTGTGCATCGTACTTAATTTTTTCTTTTAGTGGTTTAGAGATAAGTTTGTTAACAGTTTCAATTTCTATTGAGTTTGTCTCACAAAAATCTACTACCGCTTCAATATAGTTAAGTCCACTAGTTTTCACAAGTGTCTCAATCTCATCCGCAAATTTGGTAGGCGTCATAAAGTTTTCATCTAAAAATTCTTTTAAGGATTTTATCTCATCCATATACTTGATTGTATTCGTTTATGTATTCTTTTAAAAGTCCGACATGATAACCAATATTCTTTTTAATAAAGAGTTGAGACGATCCACTCTCGCAAGCAATAATAGTTACTAGTTGAACTGGTTGAATTTGATACCTTTCGTAGTACATAACAGCATACGCTGTTTCTTGTACAAAATAATTTTCAATTTGATATTCTTCTTTTTCTTTAGAAGATGTCTTAAAGTCAATCACTGATAAGACACCATCAAATTCTGCAATACAATCAACTCTGCCAGCAAGTTGAAGATAATCACTATACAGAGCTGCTTCTAATAGATGAATATTATTCAATCGATCAAGATATTTCTTGACCGTTTTAAACATAGTATATGGAAGAGGGTTTTGACTTTCAACTGTCTCGTCTAGACAGTTGTTCAAATACTTCTCTATTATATCATGAAACTTGGTTCCACGGGAAGAGGCCCTTGTACTAATTTTATTAGCCTCTTCCTCCCCAACTCTCTTTCTCCACTCAGCAATAGATTTAAGAGAACGAATGCCAGTTACAGTCGTTACAGATTTATACTTATTACCTTCTGGAGTAAGATAATACCTTTTATTATTTATAGTTTCAGTTAAAAGGTCGATTGGTTCAACCAGTTTCAGATGACAAAACATTAATATCCTAGATTTATTTTACTAATTAGATAACTCCTTACGAGTCCAGAACGAACAATATCTTCTACACCAAACTCAACACACTCAAACTCTTCCATGACCTGTAGAATTTTCATAAAATCTAAGATGCCATTCCTCTCATTGTTCTTAACAAGATCAGACTGTGTATAATCACCAGAGAAAATAATCTTGGTATTCTGACCAACCCTAGTAATAATAGAATCTAGTTCATGGAAGTTTAAATTGCTAAATTCATCTACAATAATAATGCAGTTATCAAGAGTAACTCCACGAATAAAAGAAGTAGACCAAAAGGAAATAGTTTCTTGAGATCTAAGATTATCATAAAGCATTTCAAATTGTTGATCGTTTTCCATCTCAAACATGTACTTTACCATGTTCTTATATGGAATCTGATATAAACTTGACTTGTCTTCGTGATCACCAGGCAAGAATCCAATTTCTCTAGTGGGAACAAGAGATCTTACAATGTAAATCTTCTCATATGGATTCTCAAGATTCAAAACATCCTTTAGTGCAAGGTAAAGAGAAATGAATGTCTTACCAGTACCAGCCGCACCATGCAATACAAGATTTTTATTCTTTGAATATGCTTCAAATGTCCTTTCTTGATTCTCTGTAAGAGGATTAATATTAATCAGTAAATCTGAACTGATGGGTTTCTTTCTTCTCATTTGTTTAGTACTCATATTACTAACATCAGAGGATGATCTCTTCTTTCTTACTGGCATATTAAAGGTATCTCGATAGGTTTGCACGAGGATGGGATTTCTGCACCTTGCTCATAACTTCTTTAAATCCTTCTGACTGTTTAGGTGTACCATAGGCAACACCACCAACACCAGCGGGCCAGTTTCTATCCCAATCGGGATTGTCTATTTTCCACTGATCATACTCTTTCATTGTCATGTAGAGTTCTTTTTCTTCACCAGTTTCTTTGTGTTTAACGGGATAAGTCGGCATAATTAAACCAAGTAGGTTGGACAGCAGGAGACTTCCATTTTGCAAAAGAAACTTTATCTCCAATATAGTAGTTGCGATAGGATTGAATACTATCTCCCTGTACTTTATATTTATCAGGCATTGCAGGAGGGGGATCTAACCATCCATTATCACGAAGATTATTTGGATAATTTTTTAGATATGCTTTCAACTTTTCGGTTGAATGAAACTTACCGTACCGTCTTGTATATTCAATACAGCATTGCTCAAAGAGTTCGTAGAGCCAGTTGTAATGGGAAGAAGAACTTCTAGTCCAAATAGCAGAAGGATGGTTAATGTGACAAGCCTTGTAGAGATTAGATTCCCTTGGTTCATCGAGTTTGAATCTCTTAACTTTGCGATTGCCACTATTGGAAGGACCATAATAAGAAAACCCATCGATAACTCGATGAGCAGTAGAAAGAAGTTGGGCATATTCGACAATCATTTTAACAACATGTTTGTCAACGTGTTCTTGAGCACAAGTGACAGGGTTATAATCTAGATAGAAGATGTTCATTGTTCTTCAGTATTTTTCACTCTAAATTCTTCTTTGATTTTACTACGAATTCGTTGGTAAAAGCTGAGAATATCATGATTGTTATTATATAAAAGACCACATTCTTTGGCCATTTCAATTACTTCTTGATTATTCATTAGTCGATCCTCAGAGATGGTTGAATTTCTTCACAGTCGCAGGGCATTTCTACCCAACCAAGAGCTTCAGAAACATTTGGAAATACACATGAAAAGATGCACTTGATTTCATTTGCGATATCCATGTGTTCTTGTTGTGTTCCATTTGCTGATCTCAGTTTAACATAATGAATCCAAGAACGGCAAGATCCAGTCATGTAAATTCTTGTTGGAGTGGCCAAAGGCAGAACAAAACGAGCACATTCCTTTGCTACACCATGTTCCAGAAGAGTTCTATAAAGAGTATTTGCAGCTGCAAAATGTTCTGCAATCATTCCTTGAAGTCCAAGTTTTTCATACTCTCCCATATCATCAATAGAATTTTGTCGATTCTTTGTATCTTGACGACGAAGATTTGGTACAGGGATGTGTTCTGTTATGAGATTAGTATCTGCATAACGTTGTGAAAATTCTTGGAAGGTAAAAGATCTATGACGAAGAATTTGAGCTGCGATACCACGAGAAGTTTCAATCTCAATAGTCATTGTGGATTGTTCAAATACAGACCAATGGTTATGATCAATACAATACTTAAGAAGTTTTGCAAAGTTAGGATTGCTTTGGTTATTCGGATTACTAACTCTAGCAATGTAGGCCATAGTCGTCTCAGCTTGTGGTGTAACCGAAATAAGTCTACACATTTTTGTCATCTTCTACTCTCCGCATCAGAACTTTTACTACACCATTTAAACACAGGGCTTGAAAATAATCAATGCCCTTGGCTTGGAGATATCCATCTCCATAAATTGATCCTATAGAAAATTTCCATAAGAACATTAGTAATAAAGGAGATACTAAAAAGAATTCTATAAATTGTCTAACTCTTTTTACATTTAACTCTTTAGTCTCTTCTTCCTCTTCTCGTTTTTTGATTAAATCTTCGGGGTTAAAACTAAGTATACTACTTTTTTTCATTGTTAATACTCGGCATTAATTTAGGATTAACTCTACCTTCTGTCCAGACAATAGACTGAATAGAACCAGGACCATATGTGTCATAGTAGAAGTCAAATGCATCTACCATTCTTGGAGCCCTGGCAATATCATATCTAACCTCACCATCAACAATATAAGTAATTAACTTAGCATCTTGAGGTAAGCTTTTATCTTTAGACTCATGTTTAGAGCAATTTTGAAAAAGTATTTTACAATTATACTTCATGAACGTCCCCCCCACTTAATTTGTGGGAAGGATTCTTGTACAACATTTTTAGTAACTCTATACTTTTCTTGAAGTCTTCCGTCTTTTACAAGGACAAGTAGTTCAGCTTCTTCCTTATGAAGTCCCTCTAAAAGTTGAATAAACAACATTTCTCTACGAGTCTTTGTAATAGAATCATTTCCACCTTTCAAAAAGTTATGAAGGGTTCTATGTTCTTTCTCTAAAACTGTATGTTCTGTTCCTTTTGGAGCCTCATTTGGAGTGAAGGGAACTTCACCTTCAGGCAGAAGAGAGATAACACTCTCATCAAAATTCCAAATAAGAATGGCTCTTAAACCATCACTGTTATGTTCTTGAAACAATTTGATTTTTTCTTGTTTTGTTTTAGCGTTAGATACTTTTTGTAGTACCTCTGAAATTAACAATCTCATTTTAAAACTCCTGCAAATGCATTATATGTTCTTGTAGTTTGTGTTTGATAAAGTAATCAAGAATTTTATTTCTAGAGGGAAGTTCACTTTTGTGATATTCATCCAAGATTGATTCTTTTATTTCTTCTGGAATATAATCGAGGTCGATTAAAGTTCTATTCCTATTATAGTTATCGAGCTGTTCTTTTGTAAATGAAGATTCAATATCCTTTGATATTAATGTATCCAAAAACTTTTTAGAGATAGGTCGTTGTCTTTTTTTAGCCGAGAAAGTGTCATCGTCTGAAAAAACATTAGGAATTGCATCACTTCTATCACCTTTGATAACATGTTCTTGAGTGAACCTCCTAGGATCCTCACCGATAACATATTTTTTAGCAACAGGATTATATTGTTTTACAAATGGATACTTCTGTAACTGAATGAAATCTTTATCACCAGACAGAATTAACACCTTCTGAGGCGGCTGCATATCCCTTTGCAATCTAATATTTTTAATAGCAATTTCTTTACACATGATAGCAATAATATCATCTGCTTCAGAACCTTCAACATTCATAATTCTATAGGGCATATTCTCCCTAATCTCATCTCTAATTTTGTTTAGAGTTTCAAAAATTGAAGTCCAATTAAGTTCTGACTTTTCCCTATCTTTTTTTCTAGTACATTTATAATATGGAAAAAAGGATTTTCTCCAATAACTTTTAGAATCATAACATAATATCATTTCACCATATTCACTGAACTTTTGTTTATAACTTCGCAAACAATTCAGTACAATATGCCTTACAATATTCTCATCTAATTCTTCTTTATCTTTAACTTGAACCATGATACTTGATATCATCACTTGGTTCATATCAATGAGAATCATTTTTTACTCCTCGTTGTCATTTTCATCATTAAAAAAATCATCATCTATATGGAGGTACATTAATTCATCTTTAGTAAGATTTCCATCTTGATCATACATTTCTGGATGGAAGATACTTTTAGCATATGAAGCATGTTCTAACCATTCACAATATCTGTCGTTAACAAACCACCCCATAAAGAAACCAACAATTAATGTTAGTAGTATTGTGAAGAAAAGTAGAATCTGCGTTTCCATTTTAGTCTCCGTAAGGTTAAATCATTAAACAAAAATTAATACCTCCTGTGAGACTTATTACTATTTATTTTATTAGAGAAGATTTTGTTCTCTGAGATGTGAAATAGCTTCTGTCGCCCCACCAACAAGATTTCCATTAATAAAAACTCTTGGGAAAGTAGAACCTTCACCAAACATATTTACAAACTCAGTACGATCAAAATCTTCAAATAGTTTGCGTTCTACACAAGACCATCCTTTAGAATTAACAACTTGTTTAATCATGTCACAATAAGGACAACCATCACGAGTGTAAATTTCTATATTCATAATAGATTAGCAATGTAAATCCTTCTTTTTAGAAGGGAAGTCGGGGTGAGAGGGATCGAACCTCCGACATCCTGCTCCCAAAGCAGGCGCGCTACCGCTGCGCTACACCCCGATGTTAACGGATTTCAAACTCCATTTTTCTGGGCACCCTCCTATTATAATCCTCTAAAGGATTCTTGTCAACCTTTTTTTCCTTTGGTTTTGTAAATCCCTCTATGGTTGTGACCATAGAAAGATCCTCAGCACTTATTACTGGGCATCCATTTCTATCTATTCTAAGGTATGTATGATTATCACACCCGCAAGACTTTCCTTTATTAGTTTGTGTTACTTCTAATTCAACTCCACATGCCTTACATCTGATCCTTGCCATTAGACTTTCTCCACTTTTCAAATTCCTTTTGATCTTTATCAAGTTGTCGTTTTAATTTAATTTTCATAAAATATTTAATAATGTCAATACGAAATAATTTTAATCTTAATTCTATATATTTGGGAACATTGGGATCTTCAAATAGTACAAATACTATTATGAATAATATAGAGAGATAAAAATATTGTAAAAACATAAGCGTTACTAATTTAACGGAGAGGGTAGGATTCGAACCAACGGATGCTTTCACATCGGCAGTTTTCAAGACTGCTGCCATAAACCACTCGGCCACCTCTCCAATAATGTTAATAATCTAGAATGTAATTATTATTCTTCTGGAGGATCTTCGGGAGGATTTTCTGAATAAAATTTTTCAGTAATTTGATCCATCATTTTAACTTCATAAAGAGGATTCTTCTGAAGTTTAAACCACTTCTTCATTTTACTACGACGTTCTGTTTGTGTCAAGTTATTATCGTCGAGAATCTCATTGTACCTAGCCAATTCTTTTCCATATTTGAAAATCTGTTTGTCAAGATAACGAGTCTTGTTAGCCTGAGCATACCTACGTTGCAGTTCTTCTTCGTTCATCAAAAATCCTCAGTGTAAAACTATTTAGTCAATAAAAAAGGAGGGGTTCCACCCCCTCCAAAGTTACCATAAGTCAAACCATTTGTCAACCGATGGCAGGTGCGGTGAGAGCAACAGGAGTTGCATTGCTGGAAGCAAGGTCCAGAGGGAAGTTGTGAGCATTACGCTCGTGCATCACTTCCATACCAAGTCCTGCACGGTTGAGGATGTCTGCCCAGG